GGGGCGACTTATAAAGCCCATCGGGGGGCGACTTATAAAGCCCATCGGGGGGCGACTTATAAAGCCCATCGGGGGGCGACTTATAAAAAAAAAATATTATATTATAATAATATTTTTCAAATTTATTTTTTTATGGATGATTCTTCTTCTAATCGATCCAATTCTTCCTTTTCCTTTATTTCTTTTAATAATTTTTTCATACTTGTATTATTTGTAATATTTATTTCATGTGATAGCGAGGGTGTTATACTTGTAACCCCATTACTACATCCAGGTCCAATACATCCATTTATAGCATTTGCAAGATAATTATCCGCCGAATTTAAATCATATTCGATTTTTTCGTTAATACTAGGGAAATAATCTTTAATTAAAACCATATTTTCATCGAGTTCAACATCTTTACCATATTTACCTAAACTCTCCTTTACAAAACTCTTAGAAGCCTTTGGAAACTGTAATACTTTCACTAATGTACTTCTACCATGTAAATTATTTACATCAATTGGTACTAACCAATCACCAATTACTTTTACGATACCTTGTATAGGTGACATAATAGATACTACTGAATTTGCTACACCTAATACACCGTCTTTTTTTTCAATTTGTGCAATAGCATGTTGATATGCGTCGTCAGATATTTTATTATATTGTTTTAAAAAATCAAGTGCCTTTATTATATTTAATTTTTCTTTTGATGTTAAATGTTCTTTTCCCATATTTGTAAGTCCACTCATTACCGAATTTCCAAGACTTCCGACAGAATATGTAATATCCATAGGACCATTTGGACCCCCACTTGTATTTCCAAGTAAATTACCAACCGCCCTGCCTGTATTACGTGCAACACCTCTAACAGGAGCAGTAGCAATACCTAATGTTTTTTGACCGACATATTTAAGGGGGCTATAAATCATATGTTTACCCACATTATAAGTTCCTTTCGTTATACCTTTTGCAATACCATATGCTCCAGTACCAACACCTTTTACTGTATTTATTGCACCATCTTTAATATTACCTAATCCAGAAGCAGTCGTTTTTAAAGAGTCTTTCAATATAGATTTAACATATTTACCGCCATAAATCGGTTTCATTTCATATTTTCGTAGGGTATGTCTTTTTATTTTTTTATGTACATTCCTTTTTCTAGTTTTATATTCCATTTTATAAATTCTTTTATATATAAAGATAAAAGAATCTATTTCCTAAACAAATCTATTCATCTGGTGTGTTAAAATATAAATCGCGATAGTCAAAGATCACCTCATCAGGAATACGTTGTTTAAGAAATAAATCGAGTTTCTCTTGTATAGTCAATACTTTATCTTTATGAAATGGCGTTTTACCAGTAAGCATCGTAATAACAAAGAAAATCGCATACATACCACATTCTGTATTTCCGGTTTGATGATGGAGATTTCCATTCGTATGAAAGACGAGATCGATCGGCTGGTCAAGTTCCTTTCCTTGTTTTTGTATTCTCTCAACTAAGGCTACGATTTCTTTTGGAGTACGATAAGCACCTGCGCTATCAAAATAGATTATTATTTTTGCATCGGTATCGACAAAGAGAGATACCCAATGCGAACCACTTTGCCAATGTTTATCTAAATTTACTACACAGGCGAATTTCTTAAATCCCTTGGCTATATCGGTTTTTAAATGGAATTTACAGAGTTCTTCTTCTACGCATTGACCGTCTTTGTCTTTTAATCGAGTATCGAAATCCATTGTGGTAGGACCCATGAATTTAAAATCGGGGTATGTCTCTTCATATTGTCTAAGAACATTCTCAATATCGAAATTCGAGAGCCATTCATCGGGATTTGATTTCCACTCGGGCGGCATATCCGGTGCGAAAATATGTTTTTCTATGTTTTTTCTAAGATTATCATCATCGAGTTCTTTTAACCAACAATCCTCTTTTTTACAGCCCTCTGCAGAAAGCCGGGTATTCAGATCCGTCCATATAACACGGGGGTCTTTTGATATGATCATTTTATCTGGATGATCTTCATTATATTTATTTTTGATTTTTAAGAGAATATCCGGTGTTAAACAACTATTTTCCGAAACAGATTTACCATTTACTGCTGGACTACAGTTCATTTGCTGGATTTTATGTGTAGGTACATGGAGAACGGGTCTTATTTTTTTTCGGCGTGTTTGTTTTGGTTTTCTTTGTTTTTGTTTTTGATATATTTTAGATCTTTTCGATCTGTTTATTTTGGACGGGGTTTTATTAAATCGACGAGCCATTTTATTATTTTTTATATTTTTTCCTATATAATCACTAGATAATTCGATTTGAGAAAAATATAGTTCTTATCATGGATCATCTTATGTATCGATTTATCGGGGATCATCGACCCTTCGGTTCGATTTACAAACTGTTATCGAACCTTCGGTTCGATTTATCATGGATCATCGACCCTTCGTATCGATTTACCCCAGAAGGATTGTATATCCGGATTCATTCTCGGTAATGTCGTTTCAAGAGAAAAAACGTCTAAAATATCTGTTTTAGAAACTGTATTTTCATACTCACTATCATCTTCTTCTGATATGTTATTATCATCCATCTTTTCAGTATCAAATAATACTTCCTCCTCTTCCTCCTCTTCCTCCTCTTCAAAATCGTCCTTATTAAATAAATTATCTCTTTCAATTTCTCTCATTTCAATATATTTAATAGTAGTTTGTGCATATATCTTAAACATTTCATTCATTTCATTATTAAATATTTTTTCGGGATTTTCTAAAAATTCTTTGGATAAATTTAATATTTTCGATCGATATTTTTTAATTTTTCCTAAATAATCTTTTTGTTTTTGAGAACCTTCTGGGTCTTCCCTTGCAAGATATTTTTTATATTGTGTTTTATTCGTAAGGAGTTCGAGTGTGAGTTTATCGATCGCTTCCATATTTATTATTGTAATATAATAATTATATTATAATAATTTTATTTATGATAGGTTTTTCTTAGATTTTTTTCGTGTTTCTTTATCCTTTTGTTTTTGTTCCTTGTCCTTTTGTTTTTGTTCCTTGTCCTTTTGTTTTTGTTCCTTGTCCTTTTGTTTTTGTTCCTTATCTCTTATCTTGCGAGTATTTTTCTCTTCCCTTTTTTTTAGTTTATCCTCTTTTAGTTTATCTCTTCTTTCTTCTTTATTTTTTAACTTCCGATTCTTTGCTTCTTCCCTATGTTTCTGCTTTTCCTCCTTTTTTTCTTCTTTATCTCTTAACTTCCGAGTCTTTACCTCCTGATTTTGTTTATCATGATTAATATATTCCTCTTCAGCAACTTCAATCGCCGCTTTTAAATCCTCTTCTTTATCATTCACTATCTTCTGTAGACTTTCCGAGGCAAATTCCATATATTCACCTTCTTCTCTCTTTATTTTATTTAATTTAATTTCTTCTTTTCTTGTCTGTTTCTTTGTTTTTTCACCCATTCGAATCTGTTTAATGAGAGATTTCTTCACACGATTATATGTATTTTTACGTGTTTTATTGAGTTTTTTTATTTCCGATTTATGAATAACGATTCTCTCAGAAATCTCTTTTTTAAGATCTTTTTCTTGTCCCTTATGTATAATTTCATTTGTTTTTATCGCCTTTTGTAAAACATTGGTTTCTAATTCGCCGATCTCTCCACCATCATTTTTTTTTAAATCCGAATATGCTTGTTTTAACTGTTTTTGTTTTATTTTATAGGCATCGGCATGGATTTTGAGAGATTCTTTCATTTGTTGGATCTCTTTTTCATGTTCTTCGGCTTCTGTTGTATATTTTAGAATCACTGGATTGGATTGTAAATCGTGCATGACTTCGCGATTCGATTTTGATTCAGTAGAACATTCCGATTTGAGAGAATAATAGGGTGTTTTCTTAAACTCTTCGTATTTTTTAGGATATTTTTTAATATTCTCTCGGACTTTTTTTAAACTCGTCGAATTCGATATCTTTGTCTTTTTAATTTTTTCTTTAAGATCCTTGATTTTTTGTTTTAACTCCCCCTTTTTCGATTTTAGATCTTTCACTAATTCGCGAATATATTGTTTGGTGATTTTATTACATTTTTTCTCTGGAAGACCCGTTGCTTTTTCACAGTTTAAACTCATATAGGCGAATCTCTGTGGATCAATCTCTTGGATATCGCCTTGTAACTCTTCTGTTTGTTCTTCGATTTCCTGTTTTAGTCCTGATAATACGATATCTTCTTTTGATACTTTATCGAATTTTTGAATAAGAGATTCGTCTTTTATAATCGGAACAAGGACTCTCTCAATCATTGGTTGAGAGAATTGTCGGGCATCCTTCTCTCGATTTAAATAACTAATATGTCCAGCGATTTCATCTAAAAAGGTATTCTTACCTTTCCCAGTAAAATGGCCCTGATCATCTAAGAAGTCGCGTTGAAATGTTTCGAAAGATGCGGGTAATTGTTGCTCGATGGGTCGGCATAAATTCAAGAGTTTTATCATTTCCATAGCATCGAGTGTGATGGGTGTCGCTGTCATTAGAAGAACGCGTACCGAATCGGGGCCAGATACTGCATAGGAATGCATAATCGCTTTATGAAGGGCCGCCATATCTGGACGTTCAATCGATGATAAATCACCACCCCCATATAATTTATGGGCTTCGTCTATGATCAATAATGTCTTTCGAAGTGGATCTTCAGAACCATTGATTTTTACGAGTTGTCGATAATAATCATTATTTTGAGAGACGAGATTACTGAATTGTTTATAGGAGAGAGGTTTTATTGCCCACGAATCCGATAACATACGTTTTTGTTTCGCAGGATCGGTCGGAATCTCTGCGATACGATTTTTAATAGAATCGCTGCATATCTGGTCGAACATATTCTTCCATATATCATTTTTCAGTGTCGTTCGAGTTACCCAAAGTATGGTATATCCTTCTGGTTCGAATTGTTTCGATGCCGCTGCAATTGCAGTGCACGTTTTGCCTGTACCCACAGAATTCCATAACAGCATACCTTTCACTGGCGCTTTTGGAGAGAAATAATTGGATATAAAATTTTGGGTAGGACTATAATTCATAGGTTTTGGAGCCCCCCCTTTTTTCTCGGAATCTGACGTCTTATCCTTTACCAAATCTGTCGATTCTATACATTGATTCTCCATTTTCACTTTCGGCCATGTATATTCTCCAAAATAATCATGTATATATTCTCTCATTTCGTGATATCCTGGTTTACTATTTGAACCAGAATAAGAACGTTTTGGAATAGCCAATTTAGGTCCACCACCCATAACCATTTCATCCGATTTCGAAGTAGAAAATTCGTGTACCGCCCGATTTAATTCATAATCGACCGATCCGACTATCGCGAGTTCCTCTACCTCCTGCGCAAATACGAGTTTCCTGAAATCCAGATTCATTGCCTTCATATAGAGTTCAAATGCAGTATGTGTGTTTAGGAACTTATCTACTTTCGATTCAGGGAATTCTAAATCATAAATAAAAACATGGAGAGGCCAGCCCTGAGTCGGATGGAAATCAAGCCCCTTCTGACCACAAGTACGGGTACCACGACCAATGACCTGTTTTTGATCGGCAGGATTTAAGGCAGGTTCGAACATATGTACATATTTAATATCGAATAAATCAATACCCTCTTTAAATCCACTATCTAAAACAATAAATCGAGAGAGTTCGCCATAAATATTATCGGGTCTCTTATTGAAGGTCGAGAGAATTTCCTTTCGCATTTTAACAGGGATCGGTTTTTCATAAACAGATACCGAGGATAGGAGGAAAAAATGATCAGTCGATGTTTCAGATTTTAGTTCGGAATCAGATAATAGTTTAATCGATGACCATGAATTTCCAGACCGATTTAATGTAGAAGTATATCCTAAAGTCATTCCTTTTGCTATGAGTGCAGATGCAATCAGTTTAGCGCCATAAGGAGCCATCTTTAAATCGGAGAAAATAAAATGCTTGAATTTCTTACCATAGGTCTTCTGGTCTTCTGCATCTAATTCGTCGATTTTTTTTAAAAGGGAATCGAGTTTAGGCGAGAAAGTAGGGATATCTTTTAATAAAAGTTCAGGATCAAAACTCGGATGATCGAATCTGTATTCTTTAAGAGTTTTACTAATATTCGATTTTTTACGTATACATTCAGGATCGAATTTAAGAAATATATCTTCTTTGACTAGATCCTTTGCTATATCTAATTCAGTCGTTTTTTTTAGAGGCATTCCAAAATGTTAAATCTATATATTCACAATATATATTATCGATATATAATATCGATAAAAAAATAAAATCTCGGCATAATTCATAATCGATATTAATATGAGTAATATAGCAGTTGGACAAGTCGCAAATTTAGGCGGAGGTATCAATGGTATCTCTGGTAGACAAACAGTAAATGGTCGCAGAACGAGTGAACATACTCTTATGCGCCGTGTATTAAGACGTGGATGGAATACGGAATATGCTCGTGGAAATATTAATGGTCTCGAACGTATTACTACACCCTTCCGCGCGGTAAATAATTCGGGGGATTTTTTAGGAAGAGTTAATTATGTATGTGGTGGCCCTAACCAGGTCAATGCCTCTCGTCCAGGATGGAAAAGTCGTATTGGATCAATTCTTTCACAATGCGATGGGTCAAATATTGCGTCTTCTACCTGTAATGTGAAATTCGTCGCGGATTCATCAGATTATACGCGTTTTAGAAAAGAAAAAGCATGGAATTCTACTTATAATGATAGTAAGGATGGTGGAGATGAATCGAATGCATCCTATGTTAATATAATGGCTGTTCATCGTAGATAAGATATTTTTTACACCTTTGCACTTTTAAATCGCCGATTATATAACCCTGAAATCGCCTTCGGCGATTTTTCGGGTATAAAAGGCGAATTATCAGTTGCAAAGTAACAGT